GCTGTGCGTGATATGTCAACGGCGTTAACGCAAGAGTTTGCGGATGATGCAGCGGCATTGAATGATCGACTGGAAACGCTGGGCGAGAAATTCAATACGCTTGGCGTGATTTTGATTGATGCTGCCATTCCAGCGCTTGAAACATTGCTTAGCGTTGTGGAAGCTGTGCAGCCGTTTTTTGAAGCATTACCTGGGCCCATTCAGGCGGTGCTTGCTGCGATCACAGCATTAGGCGCAGCTATGGCAATTTTTGGCCCAATCGTGACGCCGATTATTGGTTTGCTTAGCGGGTTGCCTGCTTTGTTAGGCGGCATCCCGGCGCTGCTGGCCGGCTGGGCTGGCGCTATTGGCCCAGTGGTTAGCGCATTGCTTGGCTTAGGCAAAATCCTGATCGCTGTATTTAGCGGCCCCGTTGGCTGGGTGGCGCTTGCTGTTGCTGCTGGTGTTGCGATCTTTGCGTTCCGCGATCAGATCGCTGCAGCGTTCAAGGCGATTGGCGATGTGCTGATCGCCGCGGCCAAAGCGTTTTATGAAACGTTTGTCCGGCCGGTCATTGAATTTGCCAAGCGCGCTTATGAGGGCATTGTCCAAGCCTTCCAAGGTTTAGCCCGTGCGCTTGCTGCTCCATTCCGCGCGGTTGCTGATTTCATCCGCGGTTATTTCAACAGCATCATCAGCAGCGTTGAACGCGCGCTAAATGGAGCAATTAAGGCAATCAACTTCTTGGTCGCCCAAGCCAACCGCGCACTGAGCAAACTGCGCTTGCCGACGATTCCCTATGCCAGCAGCGTCAACCTGCCACGATTTGCGCAAGGCGGTGTCGTTGACGGCCCCACCTTGGCGATGGTGGGTGAAGGCGGTGAGCGTGAATACATCGTGCCCGAAAGCAAGATGGCCAAGGCATCGGCCAACTACCTGATGGGTGCCCGTGGCGCGGCGGTGATTCCAGCTTTTGCGCAAGGTGGCGTTGTTAATGGTGGCGCCAATGTCGGCAATACTTCCATTCAGATCACCACCGGCCCAGTGCTGCAGCAGGAAGGCCGCCGCTATGTGACGATGAACGACCTTGAGGCCGCGTTGAACACATTGGCCAGCAGCCTGCTCGGCAATAATCGCTCAGCCGGCGGCCGTCGCTTCCAGGGGGTCTGATGGCAAACCGCGGCCAAGCGCAATACCTGCGCATTTTTGACAGCACCCCAACCACGTTGTATCGGTGGCAGAGCTACTACATCGGGCAAGATGTGACACTGGACAGCGCGACTTGGAATTACCAACCATTTGTCGCCAATGGTTTGGTCGGTGGCACCGCTGGCACTGATACCGGCGTGACGATCGACATTCCAGCAACAGCGCTCGCGGTTTCAGTTTTTGAGGCTGCGCTGGCCAATGCGCACTTGGTTGAACTGAAGATCTATGAATTTGACAGCCGGTTGACCAATACGGCCCCGCAGTCGGGTCAGCTGCTGATTGGCAGCTTTGTGGGTGAGGTGATCAATGTCCGCGGTTCATTCAGCTTGCTTACCATTGGTCTGGGCTCTAGCCTTGCGCCAACGGGTGCCCAGGCTCCGCCCCGTAAATTCAATTCGATTTTGGTGGGCGCGCCGATCCGTCTATGACAATCGAAGTCCGCGACCCTTTAGCCCTGTTGCCGTATCAAAGCGGCATGGTGGTGACGCCATTAGAAGAGGGCGCGGCATCAGCATCGACGCGGCTTGATACCGAACAGCTAGCGGTTCGAATTGGCGACGTGGTGCCGATCGTGTTTGGCCGTCGCGTGACGATCAACAGCGTCGAGATTGGCGGCGTGTTTGTCAGCCCTGCTGCAACTGAAGGCCGCTATGAAAACGACGGCACCACAAACGAGCTGACGGTCAACCTAGAGCTGGTCCTGAGTGAAGGCGAATTGCCTGCGCTTGAGCTGCGCGACGTTTTCCAGCGCGCGTGCCGTGTTGGCACTTGGGTCCAAACCTATGACCGCCGAGCTGGCAGCTTTACCGCTGGCAATTTCATCACTGCGGTTTCAGGCACTGAATTCTGGAATTGTCCCTATTACTGCGGCACCTCCGGCACTTACGACAACATGACCACGCTGGCTTATCAAAACAGCCACGCGGACGGCGATCAAACATGGAGCCGCCAAGTGCATTGCTTTGTGCGCGAAGGGATGCAGGTCACGCGGATTCTTGACGACACCTACGGGCCAAGCAATAACCTGATCGACTTGGCGTTGTATTTGATCCGCCAAAGCAGCAGGTTTCCAGAAACGATGCTGGACCTTGTGCAGTTTGAGGCCGCGGCCAATTTCACTGACACAAACGGATTTTTCTACAACGGCATCATTAACTATTCAACCAACTTGGAAGACTGGTTGCAGCGCATGGCCAAAGGGTTCATGCTGCGCATTAGTGACAAAAACGGGCAGAAAGGATTTCGCCCTGCGCTTCCTGTCAACGCAGATCACACGATCAATACAAGCAGGATCGAATGGGTTTGGGATTTTAGCGAAGAACATTTGCTGCCGGACGGCTTTGAAATTGAGTACATCCCACTGGCTGACCGCTTGCCAATCCGCGCCGAGATGCTGTGGCGTCAACAGCCCGACGACGACATCGGCATCATTCGAACTGCAATCGTCGGTTTTGATGGCGAGGCCGTTGATGGTCCATTTGAGCAATATGACCTCAGCGAGTTTTGCACTAGCGAAGATCACGCCGTCAAAATCGGGACCTTTTACGTTGCCAGGCGCAAATACATCAGCCATACGCTGCGGATCCGAGTCAAGCCTGACGCTTACAACTCCACCTTGGAGCTAGGCGATATTGTCCGCGTGATTCTGCGCCGCGAGACTGACGTTGATCAGGTCTCGCACCATAACTATCTTTACGAGGTGGAACGTATCAACAAAACCATTTCGGGTGTTGTTGAACTTGACCTGATCCATTTCCCAATCGACAGCCAAGGTCGCAGCTTGGTCGCCTTAGCCGTTAATGGAGCAACCGGCGCGGGCTATACCTTGGCTACGGGTCGCACTGATTTCAACTGTGACGATGGCGACCGCCGCACTGATACCACTGCCTTGAGCGACGTTGGCGGCAACTTGCCGGACCTGCCAGCCAGCACTGATTTCACTTCACTGCAAATTCCAGCAACAGCTGATTCGCCTTCTGGCTCTAGCAACGACGGCGAAGGAAACCCGGCTGATCCATTTGAGGGTCCATTGCCGGGACCGAGCATCAGTGGCGGCAGCGGTCCAAATGGTCAGCCTTTGCCGGGCGACGAAATGTCTGCTGGCCAAAATTGCTCCGGCCAATACAACGAATGGTGGTTGTGTCCCAGTGATTCTGGAATTAACGATCAATGCGTAATGGTGAGTTCTGGTGTTGCCGCGACTTACATAGTTGATAGCGACGCTAAGGGTAAGTATGTTTTTGTACGAGGTCGTTGCCCTGATCCTGGTGAGCCTTCTGGATATGGTCCAGGCAGCGATTCAGAACCGACCTTGCCAGTGCCTCCAGAGTTCACTGGGTGCACAGGATCATTCAAGGAATACAGGGTCGGCGGAACAACGCGCCAAGTATATGGCCAACCCGGCGGACAAAGACCAAACCAGAGCACTTATACAGACTGCGATACTGGCGAAGAATTTCTCTGGACTTGGAACGACAGCACTACCAACCACGACGGAATTGAGCAACCATTTTATATTGCCGAAGATGCTTACGGCATCAGAGCATGGACCGCAAACGCCAGCTATACCTATGCTTGCGAGGGTGAAAGTACATTCGCGAGCAAGACAATTTTGTTCTATCAACTAATGAACGCACAGGGCGAATGGGGAGATGTAATAGAGGATGCTACCGCTAATGACGGTGTTCGCGTAGTGGGATACATACCTAGTCCAAACCTTTACTTTGACAGGATTCAGGGTCTCTACTGCGAATAATCATGGCAACCTTTCCAGATCTGACACCTAGCAGCCGCACCTACACACCAGGGCAGCATCCAAACACGCCGATCATGGTGTTGACGGGTGATGAATCAAGCGTGCGGCATAGCAATGCAGGCATTGGCCATCGCCTGCGCATGTCGTTCAAACTGCTTACGCAAGCTGAAAACTATTCGATCATCGGCCATTACAGCTTGCACGGTCGCTTTGAACCGTTTGACTTATCAGCCACAACGCTCGCGGCAGCCAGCCTGACGTTCCCGACTGATTACCAATGGATCTACGTCAACAGCCCAGAAACGGATGAGGAGTGCGGCGAGATCACAACTACCGTTGAACTAGAGCTGATTCCGCCCTACACGATCTAGCCATGGCCGATTATCCCGAGCTGATCCCGGATCGTATTGGCTATGACTTCGGGGCGCTAAACCTGAGCGAAGAGACAACGATCGGCGGCGGCCCGATCAGATTCCGCCACTCGCTAAGCCTTGGCGGTCACACCTTGGCGCTGACCTATCGAAACCGCACACTGACTGAGATGCAGTCGCTGCGGGACCATTACAACGAGGCAGACGGCACCCACCGTCAGTTTGAGGTGCCGACCGCAATTTGGGGCACTGCCGCAGTGGTCAACACTGACTCGCTGTATCGCTACGCCGAACCGCCGCAAGAGGAACACCTAGGCGTGTTCTTCAATTTCACGGTGCGGCTGCGGGTGGTTGATGGAATCTCGCTGCTGTTTGATCTGCAAGGCGGCGACGCCAATCAATCTGAGGTGACGCCAACGGCTTTTACCAGCTTTGCATTTGCAGGGAACGCCCCATTTATCTTGAATGGAGGTGCAGCGGACCCTGACGATCCAGCTGCGACGCTTATTCTTCAAGGCAAAGGCGCTGACCGATGACCACACCTACCACCGTTCAGGTTCGCTTCCAGTTTCGCGCTGACACTGCCGCCAACTGGACATCGATCAATCCGGTCTTGCTGGCGAATGAGCTCGGTCGTGAGACAAACACCGGCAAGGTCAAGATAGGTAATGGCTCGGATGCGTGGAACAGCTTGGCTTACCAGCCATGGGGCGCGCAGATCAGCAATGCAGATATTGCAACAGATGCAGAAATCGCCGTCAGCAAGCTGGCGAATGGCACCGCCAATCAAATCCTGACCACCGACGGGACGGACGTTAGCTGGACCGATAACCCAACGATCGCGGGCAATGTGATCATCACGGGCAACCTGACGGTAAATGGCACCGAAACCATCATCAACGTTGACACCCTCCAAGTTGAGGACAAAACGATTGAGATGGGCAACGTCGCAACGCCCACTGATCTGACGGCAGATGGCGGCGGAATCGTTCTTAAAGGCGCCTCCAATAAGACGATCCTTTGGGTCGATAGCACCGACAGCTGGACCAGCAGCGAGAACATCGACCTCGCAAGCGGCAAGACCTACAAAATTGCTGGCACTGATGTTCTGAGCGCAACTGCGCTTGGTTCTGGTGTTACTGATTCCAGCCTGACCAGCGTTGGCAACCTGACCGACCTGACTGTTGACACCACCACGCTGGTTGTAGATGCCACAAATAACCGCGTTGGTATTGGAACAAATGCGCCAAATGATGATCTTGAAATCAGAGATACAATTGCCGCACTTCGTCTGACAGATTCCGATACCAACGCCTATACACGCATTGTCCAGGATTTCTTAACGACGCGTATTGAGAACACCGGCGCAGCAGATATTCGATTGCTCAACAACGGTAGCGAACGCCTCCGCATCACATCCACCGGCGAATTTGAATTTATCGGCGCTGGCACGGCTGGCGCCAGCGAAGCGGTCTACTTCAGCGGCAGCGCACCAGTCGATTCGCTGGTTATCGACAGCTATGGGCGCGTGGGTCTGGGCACGGCGAGTCCTGCATACTTACTAGAAGTCGAAGGAACTGGGGACGATTCTGCAGTTATTGCAGTCAACGAAACAGGAAGCGGCAATCCTTTCTTGTTCACACAGAGTACAACTGAAAACCTAATTAAATCCGATTCTGGATTGCCTATAGTAATTCAGTCAAGAAGTAGTGATGATATTGTTTTTAGGCGTGGTTCTTCCGAAAGCGCCCGCATCGACGGCTCGGGCAGGCTGCTGGTGGGGACTACGACTGCGCTAAACGCAGGCAGCACTGTTGAGCTAGCCGCATCTACGCCAACTCTTACTCTCCACAAAAACCAAAATATCGGAGCTGCAAACAGTCTCCTCTCTCAAATTTGGTTTAGCGCTGGAAATGGCACCTATGACGCAGGTGCGCGTATTGCGGCAGTGTCAGAAGGTGCTTGGACTGCTGGATCTTCAGCTCCTAGCCGCCTAGTCTTCGCCACCAGCGCCGACGGCTTATCATCGCCAACCACTCACATGACCATCAAGTCCGATGGCAAGGTCGGCATCGGACAGACCTCGCCCGGTGCGCTGCTTGATGTCAACGGCGACGCACTGATCAACGGCTTGACCATCGGCATGGGCGCTGGTTCGCTGGCTGGCAACACTGCTATTGGCGAAAGTGTTCTAGGTAACGCCACGACGGGCAGTATTTATAATACTGGCGTCGGTGAAACTGCACTTTATGAAGCCACAACTGGTGAAGCCAACGTTGCAGTTGGGGCTAGGGCTTTATATAACAATGTAGCAGGCAATAACGGAGTTGCAATCGGTACAAACTCTCAGCGTTACGCAAACAACACAGCAACCGGTTGGACCAACACAAACGTTAGCGTTGGTTACCAATCTTTGCGCGGTTCAACAACTGCGGCAGATAACACCGGCACCAACAATGTCGCAATCGGCTATTCCTCGATGCTTAGCAATACGAGTGGTGATAGTAATATCGCTATTGGTTATTCTACGCTTGATGCCAACACTACCGGGACCAATAATGTTGCGGTTGGGGCTAACGCTCTTAGCGAAAATACGACAGGAGGTTTCAATGTGGCAGTCGGTCGCCACGCATTTTTTTCGTCTGTCGCCGTTGACCAATGCACTGCCATTGGCTATGGGTCGCAAAGATACGCCGATGACACTACAACCAACAAAGACGGAAACAACACCTCCGTTGGTTACAACGCTTTAAGGGGTTCCCCTACTGCGGCAGATAATACTGGGGTCAACAACACTGCAGTTGGCGTTACCGCTCTTTATGACAATACAAGCGGCAATTTTAACGTTGCAATTGGGGCGGGTGCTCTTGTTGATAATACGACCGGCAATAAAAACGTTGCAGTTGGAAATAATTCACTATACAAAAACACAACCGGAATCGAAAACTCTGCCCTTGGACACGACGCCGGTCGCTATGAACAAGACGGCAGCGATGATGCAAACTTTGATAACTGCACCTACCTGGGTCACGACACCCGTGCATCAGGTAATAACCAAGTTCAACTAGGTGACTCTGCCACCACAACCTACGCCTACGGTTCCGTTCAAGATCGCTCCGATGAACGCGATAAAGCCGACATCCGCGACACCGTAATCGGTCTTGACTTCATCAACACCCTGCGCCCTGTCGATTTCCGCTGGGACATGCGGGATGACTACTTCGACACCGAAGTTTATGAAGAGGAAGAAATTGAAACCGTAGAGGTTCCCAATCCTGCTTACGTCGAAGGCGGCGATGAGCCCGAGTTCATCGAAGAAACTCGCACCACGATGGTCACTAAAGACCGCCTGGTTCCTGTTGCCAAGGATGGTTCCCGCAAGCGCAACCGTTTCCACCACGGTCTGATCGCCCAGGAAGTTAAGGCTGCTGCTGATGCTGCTGGTGTTGACTTCGCTGGTTATCAAGATCACTCAGTCGGCGGCGGCAAAGACGTGCTCACCCTGGGCTATAGCGAGTTGATTGCCCCACTGATCAAAGCAGTGCAAGAGCTGACCGCTGAAAATGCTGCACTCAAAGCCCGCCTTGATGCTGCTGGTTTGTAACTGAACGGCGGGCAACCGGCCTACTCAATTGGTTGCAAACCACCTAATCTCACCCTGAGCATCCTTTTCTAATGGCTGACCCTACTGGCGCTGCTGGCATCGACTTCCCCTTCACCGTTTGGGGAATCGCCAACATGGAGCGCAAACTGGACGACCTCGGCACGGTCTATACCGTCCACTACACCGTCACCCGCTTCAAGGATGGCGAACAGGCTGGCGCTTACGGCAGCTTGGGTTTTGAAGCACCAGAACCCGGCGCTGGTACGCCGTATGCCCAACTCACTAAGGAAGATGTGATCGGCTGGGTCACGACCAAGTTTGGCGACGAAAAAGTGGCAGAGATCGAGCAGCAGCTTGATGCCCAGATTGCCGAGAAATTGGCACCCACCCATAGCGCCGGAGTGCCCTGGTAGTGGTCACAGCGTGCCAGGAATGTACCCATACAACTCTTGGCACGCTTTCAGATAAGCCTTGTGTGCTTTCTCGGGAGAGTCAAAGCATCCTAGGTAGTAATTTTTCCCGTCTTTCTTAATCCGCGCCGACCATCTGGCGCACCTTTGCAGTTTTGTCACGCCTCTGTAGCCTGTCGCGTTTTTATCGGTGCTGCTGTGGTATCGGTTTTCGCCATGCTTAACTAAACGCAAATTTTCGACTCTGTTGTCGTGCGGTCTTCTATTGATGTGATCGATTAAGTTACTGCCCGGATCCTCGCCAGTATGTAAAGCCCAAACAATTCTGTGGGTCTTGTAGTACTTGCTAGCAATGCGTATTTTGCCCCATTCGCCTTCTTTCCACCAGCCAGCTACTCTGTTTTCTCTTATCCCCGGTCCGTTATTCCGCCATTTAAGCCCCGTAGGGGAATCGGCGGATAATTCAAGCAAGGTACGCAGTTCCTCAATAGGAGGCAAAGGACTAAACTTGATCATCACTTGCGTGCAAAGTGGTCGAGAGCGGGTGTTGACGCACGCCGCTCGCACAATTTTACACTGACATGGCAACAAAGTCCAAAACCGCGTTAGGGCGGCTTGAGCACAAACCCGGTCGCCCTAAAACCACATCCCAGGGTTATGGGCAACATTCCCGCCCTCGTCGTCGCGGTAAAAAACCCTTGCGCGGTCAGGGCAGATAAATGGACAACCGTTTGTCGATCCTCGGTGGCTTGCTCGCATTGCTAACCACTGTTGTGGCGACAACGGTCACCATCGACTCGCGCTATGCCAAATCAGCAGAAGTTAAAGAGCAGTTTTGCCAAGCCCGAAAGCAGCAATTACGAGATCGCATTTTTGAGCTAGATCTAAAGAATCCCAAAAGCCCAAACGACAAAGCGTTGCGAGAATATCTGCAACAGCAGCTTCGTGATGGATGCTGAAACCTTAGAAAACTGGCGCAAGGTAAAAGCAGCGCTAGAAAAAGCAGGAAAAACCGACTGTGACTATTACCGCCGAGCAGTTGTAATCTTGCGCGGTCAGCCCGATCCTTGGCGTCCGCCTTCGATAGACTGACAACAACAGATCGCAGCTGTGGATCCGTTCATCACGCCACTGATCACGGCCGCGATTGTTGCTGGCGTCGGTGCGCTTTGGCGTATCGACAAACGTGCCAGCGTCATGGACACCCGCATGGCTCTGATCTTGGAGCAGATCACGGCATTGCGAAGCGATCACAAAGAAAGGCTGGACGACCACGAGCGCCGGTTGCGTCACCTAGAAAGCCGGGGCTAATTTTCAAACAGTCAAACCACCCCAATGGATCCCACCACCCTTGCCGCGATTGCGATCCTTGCCGCGGCCGGATCTGAAATCCTTACCCTGCTTCCCATTCGCAGCAACAGCTGGGTGCAGCTTGTGATCAGCGTGCTCAACGCAATCGCCCGAAAAAAGTCCTAACCGACAGCAGCACCACTTGGTTGCTGCGCTTTGGCGACAACGACTGGCGGCACTTATTGCACAAGGCGGCGCGTGATTGGCGGTTTCATGCCACGTTGAAACCGCGCATTGATCGTGCGATTGAAGATTGGCACGAGACGCAGCCGCCTGCGGTGCCGCCGCCGATCATCAGCAGCGACGAGCTACGCATAACCGCACCTTGGGCCACCGATGAGCAACCAAGCGACGATCACCCTTGAGCAGCTGTTTCGCTACTACAAGGCGCTGCCCCACCAGGCCGCGGCGATCAAAGAACTAGAGGCCGACTTGGCGAACAATGGCTACGAAACGGCCATGCGCCGTGATCGGGCTTGGTTCAAAACATGGAGCCAAGACGGCAAGCAAGCCAACTTGGCGGCAGCGATTGCGCTGATCAAAGAGTTTGAGGGCGTCCATCTTTCGGCCTACCCGGACCCGCTGAGCGGCGGCGAGCCTTGGACCATTGGCTACGGAACCACGCGCTACAGCGGCGGCGTGCCGGTTAAACGCGGCGATCGCATCACGATGATCGAAGCCGACATGCTGTTGCGGCTTGAGGTTGATCGCATCGCTGAAAAGCTGCGCACCTCGGTGCCGTTCTGGAAAGAAATGGCCGACGCGCAAAAATCGGCCTTGGTCTCCTTCGCGTACAACCTTGGCAGTGATTTCTACGGTGCGCAAGGGTTTGAGACGATCAGCCGCTGCTTGCGCGAACGCGACTGGGCCGGTGTGCCTGATGCTTTTGAGCTGTACCGCAACCCCGGCACAAACGTTGAAGCGGGGCTGCTGCGGCGGCGCAAGGCTGAGGGCGAATGTTGGGGAAAGCATCGCCCGCAGTATCAGCAGGAAGCCGCCAAGCTGAGCATTGATGCGCCATTTACGGCGCGGCTAACACCGCACATCACCTTGGGCGAGTTTGCGCTTAACCAAGAGGCGCGGCGGTTTGATCGTGCCGACCAGCTAGAGATCGCCGCTGAGCTGGCGTCGTTCTTGGAGCGTGTGCGCGTTGCATTTGGCGGCAAGCCCGTGGTGATCACGTCGGGCTATAGGCCGCCCGCAGTTAATGCCGCGGTCAATGGTGCCAGCAACAGCGAGCACCTTTACAAGCCCGGTTGCGGTGCGGTTGATTTCTACATCGACGGCGCCGACATCTACAAAGTCGAAAACTGGTGCGATAAGAACTGGCCCTACTCGATCGGATACGGCGCCGGTAAGGGATTTGTCCATGTGGGCATCCGCAGCAGCAGGGCTAGGGTTCGCTGGGATTACTGATCGCCAGTGCTGCTACCAGACCATGAGATCCGCCGGCTATGCCAGCGAAATTCGCTGCTGTCGCCGTACAACGAGGAACAGCTGAACCCAGCCAGCTATGACGTGACGCTCGGCACACAAATCATGGTCGAGGTGGCGCAAACCAGCGACCTGCAGAAAATCCAGCTGCACGGCCACACGCCTGACGATCCGTTTTGGATTCAGCCGGGTGAATTTTTCCTGGCCGAAACCATGGAGATCTTCAACCTGCCCGATCACGTCGGCGCTCAATTCGTGCTCAAGTCGAGTCGCGCCCGCGAAGGTTGGGACCACGCCGAAGCCGGCTGGGCTGATCCCGGTTGGTTTGGCAGCCGCCTGACCATGGAGTTACGCAACCAGCGCCGCCTGCATCCGCTGCCGATCTGGCCGGGCTTGCGCATTGGCCAGATGAAGTTTCTGCTGGTTAGCGGCCGCGTTGAGAAAAGCTACGCGCAGACTGGTCGCTATAACGCCGATTTGGGCGTTACGGCCAGCAAGGGCTAGTGTCCGGCCGGCTGGAATGTTCGCCCGGATTAGCCGACCGGGCTTTCTCTCTTTGCATCGGGTGCTTGAGCGGTGCCAAGCGCTGACGCAGGACCTTGCCGGGTGCCTCTGCTGGGTCATCTAGCTGCAGCATGGTGAAGCCGTCTACGCCGTGGCTTTCCGCCCACCAGCTTGCGGCTTTGTGCGTGGTGAAGGGGCCAACGTGCCACGGCCCGACCTTGAGGATGTATTGCATTGCGGGACCGTAGCCGGAATCGGCTGCAGGATCTGCCGCGATCCCAAAGAAAATCAGCAATCCAGTGAGTCCCAGTGGCGACCGCTACCGTGTGCCAAGCGGCGGTTTGCCCATGCGGGCGTTCTACTTAGAAATCTCCGCGAAGTTGATCTATCGATCTGACACCGATCCCGAAGACTTGCCGGCTGATATCTACAGCCAGATCAGCGAGTTCATTCGAAACGATGAAGACATCATCGACATCGAAGTTCAAGCCTTGCCCCTTCCTGCGGATCTAGGTGGAACAGCATCACATTGATGAAACACGGCTAGTCACGCGGCGATCAGCGCGCGATCAGATTCACTTGGCGTTCAATTACCGCTGCGCCTATTGCGACGATCCGCTAGGCCGCTCGCCAACTCTCGATCACGTTGTTCCCAAGGTCCACGGTGGCCTAACCGTTCGCGAAAACCTCGTTAGTTGCTGCTTGGCCTGCAACTCATCCAAGGGCCATAAGGATTGGACCACTTGGTTCCGCGCGCAGGAATTTTGGTCAGCACTCCGCGAGTGGGCAATCGCGCGTTGGCTTAACGGCGAGCACTAAACTACGGGCTCGAAATTTCTATTGAGGAATCTCGAAGCGTCCGCCGACGGCAGGCGACGGTGAGGGCAGGACTGCTCCGGCAAGCTGCCCACCTGCCACCTCATTTAGCCAGCAAGTGATCGAGATATAACTCCGCCTGCCAAAGGTCCGAGCTATATCGGCAGATACCGCCAACACAGCTGCGGTAATACAGCTCAAACCCTGGCCGGTCAAGCGTCTCAATAAAACCGCCGTCGCGGTCCATACGGCTCACAACCTCAGGCTCGCCCATACATCTCGCACCTGGCCGCATAGCGGCCGCCGCTTCTCTTCGATTCTGGCAAGCCCATCGCGCAGCATTGCGGTCCCATGTCCCAGTATTCGCAGTCCCAGCACATTCGCGGCGATCCAACGGGGCGCAGCTTTTTCACTGCCGCAAGGTACAGCCGCTGGGCGCGCACAAACGCTTCGCGCAGATCAATGGTGCCCGTATCAAATTCTGCTTGCAGCTCCGGTTTGGGGCCAAGGATCACGCGCGCGTGCCATGTCTTATCAGCGCGATCGCAGACCAGAAGCAACCGGCCAGCGTGCAACCTGATCACTCGTCTTCGCCATAGCTAGGCGAGTGATACAACCGCTCTAGCTGCATTGCTGCTGGTTCTTCGCCCGCAGGTTCGGCCAGCATCGGATCGTCAGTGTTGGCCGCGACGTAAATGCCGGGCCATCCCATCTCTTTGACGATGACCAAGCTGGTCCGCGGACTCTTGACCAGAATCCGAAGCGCTAAGCGTTCGAGCAGATTTAACCCAGGCAGGTGCATCATGCGCCCAGTTTGGCAATCAACCGATCGAGATACCAGCGGCATTTCTTGGCGTTTTCTAAAGGGTCGCCCTTAAGCCAAAGCCGCAGCAGATATTTGATTGCTGAACCGTGGCAAAACGCCGTCGGCATGTCTGGGGCGTCCTGAATGGCGCTTTCGATCATCTCGATCACTTCAACCGGGCCACGGGTGTAGTGCGGCGGGTGGTTCACGTTGTCAGGCATCGAGCCATCCCCATGCGATACGCCGGCAGATTCGCCAGGCGTGTTTTTCATCGACATCAAATTCAAAGGCCAACTGCCGATAACTCCAACCCTCGTCACGGAGCCGGCGCATTTTGCGGACCAGCTCCGGCGTAAGCAATGCGTTCAGATTCTGTTCGCCGCGTTTGAATTTGCGGCCCTCAGGCATCACGCCCATTTGCCAAGCAGTTCAGCGCGGCAAACCTGAATCGCCTGCTGGGCTTGCTTATGAGTGAACACCGATTGGCACTCATCCATCGCCATGCAAACCTTCGCGTGAAGTTCGGCGTAGTCGGTGTCGCGGAAATTGGCTGCAATATCGCGGCAGAACTCTTCCCACAGGCCGGTGTAGGTGCCACAAGTGCGGCCGCTGCTGCGGTAGAGCGCATCCATGAAATCGGCGCGTTGTTGGTCCAGCTGTTGCTCAGTCATGGTTCGATCAGGTTTTTTAGGCGGTGAAGTTCGGCGCAAAGTTGCTCGCGATTGCGTATGCCGCAGATCCCCTGCAGCTGACTGACGCGAACATCGATCAATAGGCGCAGCCGGTCACGTTCTGACTGCTGGCCCGCTTTGAATGTGTTGCTGCCTTCCAGCAGCCGATAAAGCCTGGCGCGCGATGGTTCGATCATGCCAGTTCAACCTCGCAGGATGGCCAGCGGTTCTTCGCGTATTTGATGGCCGCGGCCTTGTTTTCGGCGCGGGTGATCCAAGTGAGAGGCCTGGCGCCTTTTGGGTAGACGACCAGGCGATATTCCTTGGTACGGCTGCCAGATTTCGGGCGGCTAACGCCTTCGCCGTAGCAGCCTTCAGGCTGATCAACCCATTGCAAAAGCGCGCCTTTGATCTCAGCCATAGTTGATGGATTCTGTGATGGATTCGATGTTGACCCATTCCAGTTCTGCAAGGAATGGGGCGTAGGCATCTGCAACGATCGCCTTTGCGTCGGCGTGGGTGTCAGCGCGGACGAACTCAAACACCCCGGCGCTTTGGATCCTGAAGTAGTAGCGCCGCTCAGTCATGGCGCACATACTCCTGGGTTCCGGAATGGGTCGAGCCGTGGTGGGCGGTGGCGTCAAGGCCGATCATTGCGAAGGCGCTTGCAGCGATGACAAAGCAGAGCAGGTTTCCGAGTTTGTTTGCCACTGGTAGGGTGCGGGGCCTGCTAAGTGTGCCCCGCCTGCAGGGTACGGGCTAGGGCGTTGTGACAGTTGTTCACACAGCCCCGTCGCCTACCGCCAAGCTCACCGGAACCCGGAGCGTCGGCTTGCTCTGGCCGCTAGCACCCACACGGGTCCAACCGACCACAGCATGATTCACGTTCAGCTCAACCGTGAACCAGCTATGCCCGCACGCCTGGCATTTCCGCTTGCGCGTTACGCAATCCGACTGGTGACCATTGGTTGCTGTTGCCCTGATCTGGCCACTGCCGCATTTGGGGCAATCCATAGCCGCTAAGGTTGGTTGTACCCCACAGATAGCACACAATGCATTTCGGGGAATGGATGGCGGTGGAACTATCCACCGAGCAAAAATTTGAGATCGAAAAACAAGCCCGCAGCCTGCTGGAAAGCGAAGACGCGGGCGTGATGGCTGCCGCACTGCTGAAACAGTGCTGCTACCAGCAGCAGCTGCTCCAACAGGCCGTCAACGAAATTGCGCGGCTTGAGTGCCAGCTGATGTGATCAGAACATATCGCCGTCAACTTCAACCACTTGGCCGTCAAAAGCTGCGGCCAGTTTCTGTGCGCCGTCGCCAGGATCAACCCAGTCGCGGGGTGGTTGGCCCACTGCGCTGATGTAATTCAGCCCAGACTTCGCCTGTTTCTTCCAGCCGCTGATCGGCACTTGGACTGAGCCGTACTGGTCCGGGGTCTGGCTCATCACAAAGCGGCAGAGCGCGTCCAGCTCTTCCACTTTGATGTTCATCATTCCCGAGAAATCGATTTTGCTGTCGGGCTTTGTGCTTTTGAAAATGCTCAGGTTTAGCTTGAAGCTCATGGCTGTTCAGGGGTGATGGTGTTGGCCTGTTCGTATTGCTCCACCTCGGCCAACGGGTAGAGCACGAAACCTGGGGTCCGAAAATACGCTGGCCCCTTTCCTGCATCTCGCCAACGTTTAAGGGTGACGCGATGCACCCCCCAACGCTCAGCAAGTTGCACCGCGGTCAAATAATCAGAAGAGTTCGTCATCCGCAA